AAGCATAATGACAACTATTGCTGAGCAGTTGATTGAACTGAATGGCGTTAAGCAGGAAATGCGCCGTGCTATCAATGATTTTACAGGAGAGGAGGCTGTAATGTCTTTCACTCCTTTTGATCAATACGCCTCTATTATCCGTGCTAATTCAAGTGTTGGACATGAAGATATTAGGGATATGATCAGTATTACAGGTGATGTGTCCGATGGTACGTTTAACCATGTTGAAAAGGTCATTATCTCTGATGTGGTGAATTACATTCCTGCAGGTTTTTTGCAGGGTGGTCGTGGCAATTCATTATTTAATTACTGCAAGGGCTTAATCATTTTGGGTGATGTGTCTGTCATTGAGGGGTATGGTCTAGCTTACTTTCAACAAGCAAAAACTCTCGAATTTAAGGGAACTGTTGGGGAGATATGGAGATACGCATTTACAGGATGGGGTGCTCTTGAAGAGCTTGAATTGCCTGAGGGTCTAACATGGATTAGTGACAATGCGTTTGATCAATCAAGATTAACAAGACTTGTTTTGCCTTCAACACTTCAACACATCGGTGCTTCTGCTTTTAGCCCAATTCTTCGTTTGGGGTCACTCGTTCTACCTGAGTCACTAGACTTTATTGGTGATTATGCTTTTGGTGAGTTAAGTAGTTTTGACGCATCGGATAAACTTGTTTTGCCAGGTTCGCTTAAATATATAGGTAAGTACGCATTTGGCTCTTTAGATGGAATTACTTCATTAATCGTGAGTGAAGGTGTGGAGACTATTGAATACTCTGCGTTTTGGAAATTGACCACCATTAGCGAATTGGTTTTACCGAGTACGCTTAAATTTTTAGGCGATTACAGTTTTTATAGTGTGACGGCAGATAGAATTTACTGCTATGCCGAAGTGCCACCAACAGCGAATGGGCAGTATTTCTTTTGGAGTACACCTAACGACACCTTAAAACTTTATGTGCCTGCAGGTTCAGTGGAAGCATATAAGACAGCACCGTATTGGTCTGCATATGAACAGTGGATATATCCAATGCCTGAGTGATGGCACTTACTGTAATTCATAGCGCCGTGTGGCTTTAATCTTTAAGTAATTTAATAGTCACACGGATTTTTTCATGGCAACAGTTACCCAAAAACTTAATCAAATTAAAGCGATTAAGGATGATTTAAGAAGTGCAATCAATTCAGCATCAAGTGC